CTAAATCGTCGGTCTGTCAGGTTCGTGAATCTTCAGAATCTCCGCTGTCACAACGCCTACCACTTCCAGCTCTTCCAGCACAGAACCTTCGAACGCCTCCCCTTCAGGCGTTATCAGACTCCTTCCCATTATCTTTCCGACACCACACTCTCCCATCAGCTCGTAATAAATCATGCTGCCGCTTTTAGGTGGCACGCTGCGGTCAATGACAAGTAGTCGATCCCCGATATCACAAATCATCGTCGATGCCGGGTTAGCAACAACGAAGTCGTCAATCGTCAGGCGCTTCTCAATGTAATCGTTAGCCGGTGATGGAAATCCCATAGTTACCTCACGTTCGGGTTAAACAGCATGAATGTCCTGTCGTCACCTTCCTGGGTGGATATGTCCCTGAACTGGTCGACGTGGTGCTCTATCCAGCGGTTAGCCTCCGCGAGCGTCCAGTGCCAGTTAACCTTAGCCAGCTCTGTCGTGAAGTCTCTGGTAGTGACCGTTCGGCCGGTGCGCGGGTTGATTTTGACGGCTGAGCGGAAAGCCGCGTCGATTTCGTATCGTCTTGCCATGAATGATTAGCCTGAAATTACTGTGCTTGTATACAGTAGTTTCTCAGTGAGAAGTGATCAAGTGACTAAAGGATAGGTTTTGATAGGACGTTGAGATTCGATGAGATTTAGGGAGTAAAACCCGGACAACGCCGGGCTGATGTTTTAAGCTGCAGAATCAGGTTCCGCTTGCTCTTCATTTTTTTGTGGCATGTCCAGGCGAATATCGATCCAGCTATTTGTCGGCACATCAATCAGGCTACCTTTTGTTAGTACCATCTCACCGTCATCACGCAGTTTGAATTTGCGATGACACGTGCGAAGGATAACTACGTTTTCGCCTGGGTGGTTTTAAGCTCCTCCAGCTCTGTGCGCAACTCCCTCACCGCCAAAACTAAATCAGCAATAAGCGCATGCTCGTTAATTTCCCAGACCTCCCCCCCTGCCGGATTAAGGTTGTCGAGATTAGAAGTGGGTTTATTTGCATAGGTTTCATCCACGCTGTAAACCTGTTGCGCCATAAAACCACGACGTGGTCTTTCCGACTGATATTCCTGCACATACGGTTCAACGTGCTTATAGTGGAAATCGTGAACTTCGAGTTGCGCAAGGCGTGAAAGCGCACCGGCTGGTGTAAGCCCGTCTTTTGTTTTGATGCGCTCGTCGGATGATGAGGCCAGCGCCAGTACACCACCGCCAGCGGGAAAAGAGTTGAGAATCTGGTTAGTATTGTCCGAGCCATTCCCTTTACGCCGGGTAACATATAAACCGCTCCCGTGGTGCTCAATCACAACAGTTCTGCCGATCGTTGCCTCCGCTATATCGGTAGAGATGAGTGTCAGGCCGGGATAGCCTGCAGAAGAGTGATAAAAAGGGGCGGTCAGCCGTGATGCGAATGTTTTTAAGCCTTCAATGATCTGATCGCTTGTTCTGCTTACGCCACCCAGCGCCTCAAGTGCTTTTGCCGCATCCTTCGAGCCGGTGCCGCCTTGTGCCACACTCAGCGCGGTCTGCAAATTTGACAGTGAGGTAATGTCTGTATTGGCTCCAGATGCCGCACGGCCACTCAGCGACGTTTTAAAATACTGCACGGCTTCCGAAACCATCGAGCCAAGCCCATCAACTGTCAGCGCATCGGTAATCAGAACTGCATAAGTTGAGGCGCTAATCGCTGCCGCAGGTGATGGTGTAACGCGCAAACTGGTCGCGCTGTTAATCGCGGAAATGGTGAACTGCTGCTGCGGGTTAGTATTGACAAGTATTGTCTGGCCGACCCGCAGCCCGTTTAACGCTGTTGTCCAGGCGGTCCCTGTGCCGGTGGCTACGCCGCCGGTAGTAATTGCGATTGTGCCTGTTTTGTAGATGGGCATATTTTCTCCGGGCAATAAAAAACCCGCCTGCAAAGCGGGTCGTCAGTTAAAATAATCCAAGTGATTGTCTGTAATATTGATCGTAGATTTCTGTTTCGATATAGATACAACCCGCCGTGGGTTTAAATGCTGGCGGATTGGCAGTACCCGCAGTGCCGACGTTGTAAGGGAGTTCTCTCAGCCCGCCTGAATATCCGGCATAGCAAAAAAGTGAATACGTTACCTGCGGTGGATTACTCCCCGGAATACCGTATAACTCCACTTTTGCAAATCCACCAATTGCGGCGCAGGCTTTCCCTGTGATGTTATTATTCCGCGTGTAGTATTTCACTGTGAGCGGGAGGCAGTTGCCGGAATAAACCATCGTTTTATTACGATAAATATAAATTCCGTAGTCCGGCGACCACGCAACAAAATCCGAAAAAACATAAAAGCGACAATTGAGGTTATTATAACCGGTAGATCCCGCGCTGCCATGAAGCCTTATCGCTTTATATCCCCCTGAGTCTATTACCTCAAACAGGCAGGAAACCAGATCGTAATTCTGCTTGCAAAATATCACGCACTTCCGTGATGCCGGAACGTTTGTCATAAACACCCTTCCGGGCGTGGCGGTGTGCGCAATGTTGCCACTGTCGATAACCTGCGTCAGTACCAGGGGAGTAAAATCAGGAGAGACAAAAAACTCCCCTGCGTCATTCCTTATCTCTAACGTATATTCATCCATCACGCACCCGCATAAACGAGAATGGTATAGTTTGCCGATGCCGACCAGCTTACCGTTTTTCCTGAAACAGTAACGGTGGGAGGCGTGGCGTCGTTAGGTCCGGTCGTGTAGGTGACAGTTTTCAACGCTTTTCCTTCCGGTATATCATAGGTTCTCGATCCCGCCGCGCCCGTAATAAAGTCCAGCATATAATTTGCGGACATTGAATTCAGCACGTCAAAAGACGTGCCGTTGATAAATATCTGTGCGCCGTAAGACATTATCTTTTTTTCCCTAAAACAACCGTAAGTTCATCTGCGTTGTAAACCGCCAGGCCGTCCTGATCCAGCTGGACATATCCGCTACTGCCTCCATTACCGAACATAGTCAGCAGGCCGTCTTTACTCAGGTTCCATCCGGTTTTGGCGCTGGCGCTGTAGTTTGTCGACTGAATATAAGAACCGATCATCGCATTGGTAATAAACCCGTCTTTAATTACCGCCGAGTTCATAACCACCTGACCTCCTTCAACAACGAAAGGAGCCGTGGCGCTACTTACCGTACCCCCATTAGACGATGGCAGAATCCCGAAGCGGTCAGCTGTGAAGATAACCTGCGACTGAATGCTGCCGGTTTCATTGCTCAGGCCAATCCCCATCCCCGCCCCGTAGTAGGTGCCATCGCTGTTTACGCCGAGCTTGATGGTGTAACTCGCATCGACTTTTCCAGCCGCAGTAGTAATCGCGCTGGCATTGGTCTGAACCTGTGCCTTTGTGTCATTGATCTGAGCGGTGAGTGTTTCTAACTTCTGTGCTGACGAAAGGTCGTTATTTGCGACGACTCTTGTCAGAGACGAGATGCTGGCATCGGCAAGAACGCCGTTTACAGTCTGGAAAAGGTTAGCCTCCGCATTATTGTGATTCGATGCGCTGATATCACTGACCTGCGAAGCAACGGAGCCGGACAGGTCACTGACGGTCTCACTGAGACTGGTGATCTCCGAGGTATTACGCCCGACCGACGTCCCCAGCTGAGTAAGACTTGTGGCCTGGCTGGTGATGGCCTCACCCTGCTGTGTCACGGTACTTTGCAGGCTGTTCAGAGCGGTGGCATCTGCTTTGCGCTCTACCTCCTGATTTGTTGCGCTGAGGCTGTTATTCAACTTTGTGATGCTGCCGCTCTGACTGGAAAGCGTGTCGCCCTGCTCCCTGACGGTGTTCTGCAGGCTCTGCACTGCCGACGCATCCGCCTTTTTATCAAGCTCCTCATTCGTGGTTTTCAGGCTGTTTTCCAGCAAAGTGGTGCGGCCTGAGACAGAGCTGATGGTTTCGCCCTGCTGCGTCACAGCATTACTGAGAGTGTTAATAGCGCCGGCATTTGCCGACACGCCTGCCGACAGTGCACCAAGGCCATTTGACACGACAACGATCACGTCATCGATATAGACCTTCGCGGTACGTGCATTCAGCGTTCCTGCGGCAAAACGCAGCCAAAGCCCGGTGTAAGCGGCATTCTGCGGTACTTTGAACGTTATGCTGCGCGTTTCCCACTCATTCGCTTTCGCACTCAGCCACGCATCAGACTTGAGCGCCCAGACTGTTGGGCTACTGAGATCAGCAATAAAGCCGCATGTATCTGCCGAGCCAGATGTGAAATCCGCTGTATTTCTGGTTCTGAATGCCAACGTGATCGTCTGTCCTGCTTCGACGCGGATCAGCGTGCTGTTCGCCACGCGTAGAGAACCGGCTCCGCTTACCAGCGCCTTAATTTCGCTGTCCCACATGAAAGACGACCCCGCCCCCGAACTGATCCACTGGCTGACGTTTGCGGCAAAGTCGCCGTTCAGAATCGCGTTACCACCAGTAATACTGTTCTCAAGTGATGTGACCCGCCCTGACTGGCTGCTGATGTCTTGCCCCTGCTGCGTGACCGCGTTTTGCAGAGTCTGCACTGCTGACGCATCCGCTTTCTTCGTCACATTGCCGTTAGTGGTATCAAGGCTGTTCTGCAAACCGGTAATGCTGTTTCCCTGCGATAACAGCGTGTCGCCCTGCTCCGTGACGGTGTTCTGTAAAGTCTGAACTGCAGACGCATCCGCCTTTTTATCAATCTCCTCGTTTACTGTATTAAGCCCGTTTCCCAGTCGGGTGATGCTGCCGCTCTGACTGGAAAGCGTGTCGCCCTGCTCCCTGACGGTGTTCTGCAAAGTCTGAACCGCAGACGCATCCGCCTTATCACCCAGCTCAGTTTTCAGAGAGGTAATATCACTGGCCTGCGCCAGTTGCGCAGTATTCAGAGTATCAAGAGACTGATTAATGACAGACACGCTGCCGTCAACTTTCGTTTCAAGCGACTGGCGAGCCGTTGCCTCCGCTTTATCCCCTGTGATTCGGGCCTGAGACTCACTGAAAATCAGGCCAGAACTGACCTTGCTGGCGTCAGTGCCGTCATAGGCACCGCGTAGCTGAACGGCAAGCGTATTGCGCTGCGTGGCTTCCGCTGCGTCTGCGTTAACACGCGCCGTTGATTCATTCTGCAGTGCCGCCATTCCCGCGCCCGGTGTCGGACGACCCACCGCAATCCAGTCGGCAAGAAAATAGTTATCCTTGTTTTGCGATATCGCCAGGTCTAAACGAAACCGGCGAATGCTGCCAGAACCTATCCAGTTGATATCGTGAAACGTCACGGTAGCAACGCCGTTTGCATCATATTCTGGCTCTGCAACATCAACCGTCCGGCTACCTGACAGCCATCCCGACTCATTTGTACCAATCCACCACAGGCGACCGCGCCAGGTCGGATTACCGACTTTTTTCACGCGCAATTTGAGAAAACGATACGCAGCCGCATCAATACCTAAATCGACGGGCGACCGCATGGATGAAGTGGACGAGTTTGCAGCATGCAACCAACCATCTTCTGTGACCTGGAGTGGAATTTTGCTGGCATCATCTTCCGTCCAGCCTTCATTATCAGTATCGAAGTACCAGATTTTGAGGCTGTCGAACTGTTCGCCACTTCCCGCCGCGATTTGTGAAATCTGCTGCGCGAGCGACTCATCCCCGGTCTGAATCAACGTTTTAACGGTGGTGATGTCCGCTGTGCGTTCATTTTTCTCGTTCAGTAACGCATCAGCCCTGGCGTTAGCCTCAGCCTGAATCGCCTCTGCACGATCCTGAGCCTCTTTTGCAATGCCTTCCTCCGCTGCGGCGACAGCTTCCGTGCGTGCCTTGTCGGCTGCCTGGCTGGCATCATTACGGGCGCTTTCAACTTGTTCTGTCGCCTGCTGCTTCGCCTCTTTTATTGCCGCGTCAACGTCTGATTTCACTGCTTTACTGTCTATCTCTGACAGCAAATCCTGCGACAATTGGGTGTTGTTAATCTGTCCTGTCAGATAGCTGAGAATCTCTTCTGCATCGGATGAGGATTGTCCCTCGATCCACTCTGTGTAGCCGGACTCGTTGCCGGTTCTGTCCACCAGCTGGGCGCGATACCAGAATCGGATGCCAGCCTTAAGCCCCAGCTGCCGGTAACTGCGCTGCGGATAAGGCACATCTGCAAGCAGCATGGCGTCCGAGCCGTCTGATTTATCACTGTACTGTATTTCTGTTTTCAGCGTATCTCCCGAACCTGACGGGAAGCCCCACGTCAGATCGACGCCAAAAACCGCAGGAGATGTTTTGAAATCAACAGGCTTTGGTGGATTACCCACTTTCCCCGTCAGCGTTTTCTCTTCCGAGTATGCCCATCCCGATGAGATTTCGGCGGCGTTTATCGCTCTGACGCGCACCACATACCGACCGGCGTAGATGCCGGGCACCTCAAAGGAGGTGGTGGCGCTGCGCGGCACGCTGATCCAGTTGCCATCATTTCGCCGCCACTGCGCCTCGTAAGAAATGGCGCTGGCGGCGCCGTCCCACGCCGCACGCAGGGTCTGCACGTTGATGCCCTGGCTCACCACATCAAAAGTACTGATATGGATATTGGCCGGTGCCGACTGGCTTCCAGCCGGAACAACGCTTATCGGGCGCTGATCGATGATTGCGCCGGTGTCAATCCGGGCGTACTTATCCGGATCGTGATAAGCAGCTGTAATGGTGAACGTGTTGTCGTTGTTATCTGAAACGCTCACCACGCGGTATTGCTGCGCGTACAGCGTGTCTGACTCCACAATCCACACGCTTTCCGCTTCCGGCGTTTCGCTGTATGCGGTGCTGACGGTGACAGCATTACCAGTGACGGACTGAATGGTGCGGCCCTGTGAGGCTCCTGAAGGCAGGTTAAGCTGCAGCCGATCACCGGCCACTGCGTCGGGCTTGCGGTCCAGGGTGATCACGCGGCCATTTACCGAACGGATGCGCCCGCCAGTTACCTTACCGGACAACAGCTCATCGGCAACACCAATGATGTAGCCAGGCTGCGGGATCATGCCGTCGAGACCAACACCGAACGTTATCATGCGGTCTTTGTTATTTGTCAGGATGCCCCAGCGCCCCTTTCTGTTTGCTTCCGACTGACGGATGCAGCCGATAGCGGTCAACTCCAGCTGATTGAAGCCGTAGCGGGCAACCAGCTCCTGCTCAAATACCGGCTCCATCGCATCCGCATAAGCGTTATCCGGATCGGACCAGGAGACCAGCGCGGTGGTATAGCGCGTTTTTGCGGTGCTGCTGGAATAGTTGAACAGACCGTCGATAACGTTGGCGCGGGTGTAGTTGTAATCGACGTCGCGAGGCATATCGGCCAGCGCAACAATCTGATTGCCGCCCCAGTAGGTCATGCCACGAAAGATGGCCGCAAAGTCGCGCAGCACGGTATAGGCCTCGTTGCGGCTCTGTACGTACACGTCGCACTTATAGCGCGGCTCGGTCCCGCTGCCGCCCTTACCGTCCGGCACCAGTTGATCGCAGTACTGCGCAACCCGGTACAGCTCCCACTTATCGATATTCGCGGCGGTCAGCCGGTTGCCGAGACCAAAGCGCTCGGTGATCACCAGATCGTAAAACACCCACGCCGGGTTATCCGTCCACGCCCATTTAAACGCGCCGGACCAGGTGCCGGAATATGACCGGGTTATCGGGTCATAATTATCCGGCACCCGGATCACCCGCCCCTTTGGTTCACAGGCGATCTGCGGGATAGAGCCATTAAATTGACTGGAATCGAACTCGATATACAGCAAAGCGGTATTGGGGTAACGCAGCTTGGCGTCGATAACCTCCGTATAGCTCTGGATCGTCATCGTATCGCCAATCTTCGCGCTGTTAGCATCTGCGGTCAGCTTACGAACGCGGATTGTCCAGGAGGTCCCGGCCTGCGGCAGATTGATACGGTGGCTGCGCTCATAGCCCGAGGTGGTTTTGCCGGTCACAGCGGTATCCAGCACCGTTTTAAATGCTCCGCCGTCGGTTTGCAGTTCGATAGCGTACTTAACCGAGTTGCCCACCAGGTCACCATTATCTTCCTGCCTGAACAGCGAAGGCCATTTCAGACGCAGGCGCACCGCTGACAACTGCGTGTTGGTGTAGGTGTGCGCCCAGGCGGTCGCGCTATGTAATTCGGTACCCACATTGATTTCATTTTCAGTGCCTGGCAGACCCTGAATATAACCCTGCGCCTGGTTACCCGGTCGGAACTCCCAGTAAACGCCGCTGATATTGCTCGATCCGTCTGCGTTCTCAACCGGTGTGCCATCGACGAAAATAGTCTGGCCGGTCAGCCCACCACCGAACTCTCCCTCACCCAGTGAGAAGAGCAGCTTTGCTTTAGCGACCGACTGTAAATCATCCGGTTGCTCGACTGGCGTGCGGGCCTCTGAGCTGCCCCCTTTACGGCCCTTAATTGCGGTTGCTGTTGGCATATTGCGTCCATAAAAAAGGCCACCCGAAGGTGACCTTAGAAAAGATAGGATTCTATTTATTGCTGATCTTCAACGTAAATGCCCGCTGAAATGATTGCCCCGCCGATACGACGCTTACCGTAAAGCAGCGGTACCGGATAACCCTGCGCTGCGGTATTTGTCACGCCCCCGAACGCATAGGATGCCTGATTATCTGCATCTTGTTTGCTGGCGAGTCCAGGTGATTGTGGGGATAGCATCTGAATGATACCGCCAGCCATAAGACCAATACCTGCCTGCATTGCATAGGATCCCCACGCGGCCCCACCGAATGCCTGCCCGATCGGAGTAAACGCACCTATTGCCCCGACAACAACCAATACAGCCCCGAGAATAGTCTGCAGAAGGCCAGCCTTTTTGCTGCCGATCAAAATTGGCATAATTCGTACTACTTCCTCAGTTACAGGAAAGCCAAGATCATCTTCTCCGATATTCTTCTTTCCCCGGAACACTGCATAAGTCAGGCCACGTCGCTTGCTGGTAATCATAAATTTTTCGAAGCCATTAACTGTAGCAGCTAAAGCTCTTGTCGCTTCATGGACGGTGCTAATTAAACGATGATGAGTCTTCCCAAATGTTTTACCCAGAATTCCACCAAGTTCTATTCGCGTCATTATTTCATGCATGATTGCTCCAGAAATAAAAAAGCCACCAAAAGGTGGCTTTAATTATTACAGGTTACAGCCCAACTTTTTTCCTTGCCTCTTCGAGGTATTGTTCATTGGACTTATCTTTGGAATCTACTTCATGTGTAGGGTCGAGAATTCTTGATAATTTACTATCAATTGATTCCAAAAGCTCAACCTGACGATTTGCCCTTACACTGGCTCTGTTAATAAAGAACCACAGAATAATACCAATAACTATACTTACAAATAACCAACCAAATCCACCTGTATCCATGTCATTCTCCTTTAAATGTTCGAAGAGATACTAACATTCGTGGGGTTTCAGACAAAGGATCGATATCTCACAACTTTTACAGTTCGTTCCCGCCAGTAACCGCCATATGGCACACGCTGGCTCAACATGCCGTACATATGGTGCAGCAGCATGTTATCGGCCAGCAGCACGCCAGCATGATTAGCGACTGGTGCCTGTACCTGCATAATCACCAGATCGCCCGGCTGCGGCTCTCCACTGAACTCGCGAAAACCGCACTCATACCAGTTATCCAGATAGCGGTTTTCTGCGCCGCTCTCCCACCACGGATAGTCGACCCGGTAATCTGTCAGCTCTATGCCGTGCTGTTGCCTGAAATAACTCATTACCAGCCCCCAGCAGTCCGTATGTCCCAGCACGAAGGGTCGCTCGAGTAACGGCAGTTCCCCGCGCGGCATGATGGTACGTAAATCCCCCTCCGGCCAGCTGACGATATGCCAGGGCAATCCAGTGGCGTCACATTGGGCCTTGTCCAGATCGCTCGGCTGCGTTGTTGCGTCTGGGTGGCTGTGGACTACGGCTGTCACCGTTCCCCAGTCCTCCGCGTCAGCATAGCCCTGCGGATCGAGATGGAAATGCTCGGTCGGCTCAGCGGCCAGATTGCGGCATGGGAAATAACGCTCTACCCGGCTCTTTTGCGCCACCACGCCGCAGCACTCCAGCGGATAGCACAACTCCGCATGAGCCATAATGGCTTCAATCGTTTTCTCACGCATGATTAGCTCTTAAGCAGGGAGGTGCCGGGGAATCCGCCAAACGGCAACTCGTCGTTGTCGCCAAAGCGAAGTTTGCAGGCCGATAATGTGCCGTTGCAGACATCCTGTGAAGGGTCACTGACTGGATTGTTGTTTTTGTCGAAGTATCGGGTACCGGCATAGTCGCAACCATCGCCGGTGCGGTACTTTCCGCGAATGCACCACGTGCACAGGGAATGCAGCTGGCGCGTGGGGATCATCAGCCCCTGCAAATCCATCGGGCTGGTAAGCGTAAACTCGACCGCCTGGTTAGTCTCCAGGCTTTTCGAGTCGATATAAAATACCTGCAGCCTTTCCTGCACCGGGTCGGCGGTGCTGTTGCCCTCTGCAAAGTTTCTCGCATCCAGATATTGCGCCAGCGTGTCATGAATAGTGACGGTTGCCTGCAGCATATCGTCGTATACCAGACACATTGCAGTGATTGAACTGTCCAGATTGGCTACGGTGAGTTTTGGCTGCGCACTGCTGCCGGTTGTTGAAGCTTCTATCCCCTCAATATTAACCGGCCAAGGCCCGTACTCCTTCCCTTGCCACCAGAGAGACTTTGCGGGCAACTTACTTTCATCTCCACCGGCGGCGATGATTTCCGCTTCAGTATGAGGAAGGTTATAATTATGAAAGCGAAGAATATCCGCACCAAACTTGCTGCCATCAACTTCAAAAAGCCTGATTTTATTACCCGGCTCAAGTTTCTGAATATCGCTGTTAATCATGGTCTGAAAGCCTGAATAAATGTTGCATCAAGAGAATACTTTCCCGCACCGAGCGCCACGGGCTTATATTCCTCGCAGCGCCAAAGCCCCAGCGGATAAAGCGGCGGTTTCCATTGGAATGCCCTGATGCCACCCATGCGGTCAAGAAACTCCCTGATGGCCTGAATATATGCCTCGTCACCCACGAAATTAAGTGTCCATTCCTGTGACCGGGTATTTAATCCATCTCCGGCAACCTGCACATAACCGTCGCCGAACTGAGCTTTACGAACGCGGTGTTTAACGTCCGCTTCAGCATCTGTTCTTGGGCACCAGGTGAATGTTTCTAACGCCATAGATTACCTGCCTTTATTAGCATTCCAGATATCTCCTCCGGGCTGTAAATCCCTCATCAGGTTTTTCTTGTATCGCTGATCCACGAATGACCCAATTTCCGCGCCAAATTGCTCCCAGCCAGAAGATGACTGAGCAGAGGATTTGCCGTTGCTGTCTATGGTGATGTAAACCTGCGGCGCTCCCCCACCCGAGGCCGTATTTACCCCGGAAGAAAACGCACCAATTCCCGCAGCGCCAGCCACGATGCCACCGTTCGCATACCCCCGCATCATGCTGTAGAGGTTCGAAACGCCGATACGATCCGTGGCCTCTTTGGTAAAAACGAACTCACCCTTATGCACGACGCCGGCAGGCTCATATTTCCCACCGCTGCCTGTAAAACCACCGCCATCGTATCCGGAGTAACTGGTGGGCAATCCCATTGCGCCACTTCCCGCAGCTGCGCCTGACGCACCTGCCGCTGCTCCGCCCACGCTGCTGACAATCGAGCCGAAGAGTCCTCCCCATGACGAGCCGCCGCCCATCGCATTGACAACCGCCATTTGCAGGGCGACTTTGGAGATCATCTGAAGAACGGAGACGCTCCAGCTTTTCCAGTCGGCCTGACTGCCAACTAACATTGCAGAGACGTTATCCAGCGCACTGTCCATAGTGGAGGTGATACCCTGAGAAACGCTTCCGGCAATGTTGCCGGTGCTCTCCAGCCAGTTCTGATAACCACGGGAAACCCCGTTAAGCCAGCTTGATTCCGATGCTGCGATTGCCTGATACTTTTTATCCAGGGCATTCAGCGCGGCGATTCTGGCGGCCATCGCTTCCGCGCCTTTGTCCGTTTTATCGAAAACCCGCTCAACCTGTTGCTGTTCGTTAAAACGATCACGCTGCCGGTCACCCATACCGGCGGTGCCGGTAGTAAGCGCAGCGTCGTCCTGATATTTTCGCGTTGCTTCACGCAGGTCCTTCAGCGCATCGGCCATTTCACGCTGCTTGCGTACCGCTTCATCAGCCTTTTGCGTCCAGCGCGCCAGATCGGTTGATGATGCCTGAATAGCCTTGCGCTGTTCCTCAGTCCATTTGGTTCCGTTCTCATGAGACGCGGCATAGAGATCGGCTGCTTTCTCACCCTGCGTTGCGCGGACTTTCTGCACTTCCGTAGCCACACTCAGATCGGCAATTTTACGTGCGTACTGTTCGGCAACCTGAGCGGCAGATCGCTGCTCCTTCGCCTGATCGCTCAGCGCCTTATTGCCTGACTTCAGCGATTCAGAGAGCTTTTCCTGCTTCTGCCACGCTTCAACCGTATTGCTGATGAACTTCTGTCGCGCTTCAGCATATTCAGGCGTGCTGGTCAGCCCGGCATCATCAGCGGAGTATTCAGCCTGCTTCCGGATGCGTTCGATGCCAGAAAGTCCCGCTATCACGTTATCCCGCTCGGACCTCTGCAAAAGAGAGGTTTGCTTTGTATCAAGCTGTGCGGCAGGAATGCGCATTGGCACGTTCTGAAGGCCGCTTCGGGTCTGCAACAATTGATTACCCAGCGACATAAGCCGGTTAAATTCAGTGTGCTGTCCATTCATCATCAGCAGCGACTGATAGGCTGCGTTCTGCCCGGCGGCCTGCTCACGGATAAGGGTCACGCGGCGATGTTCAAGAGCTTCCAGAACCACCTGAATGCTCTGTGATTTCTCCTGCATCTGATTAAGCCTTTCCCGCTCAACCAGTAAATCTGACGTTGCCTGTTCAAGCCCGGCGGAAACACTTTCAAGGCTGGTAAGGTGATTAATGAGGAAGCCGCCAACCGACGGACCGGGGCTGGCAATAATCTGCTGATAACCTTTAATCTCGGTTTTCAGCTTATTCACCTTTTCGGCCTGTTCAGCGACCAGTCGGTTTTGTTCACTCAGTGCGCTCAGGGTCAGCCCCTGATTATCAGAGACCTCCGTCAGCACCATTTTCGGCGCGGCGTTTTTAACTTCTTCCAGCGTATTGATGTACGCCCGTGCAGATTCTCTCGCCTGCTCCTGACGCTGATGCATAGTGAACCAGGCACCGGCACCTAGCATGACCAGCCCCGGAATGCCGCCCACCAGCCCGAGTACGCTGTTCGTCAGCCTTGAGCCAAGCGAGGTCATCGTGTTGAGCCTTTCCTGCGCGGCTGAGCGGGCGTTGACGTTACGGGTCAGCGCAGCCTGTGCAGCGGCAAGACGCCTTTCAGCTGCCTCCTGCCCTGTTGTGGCACGCGCCGCAACCAGCGCCTGCTGTGCGCGATACACTGCAGCGCGGGCGCGGGCGGTTGATATCTGGGTACCGCGGATTTGCGCCTGCGTCAGCGCAACCTCACTTTTGTAAGCGGTAACGATCCCCACCGAAGCCGACACGGCACCGGAGGCCATGCCACCAAAAAATCGTGCGGCGCCCACGGCAACCAGCGCACCCGTCACTGTTGCCACCGAATCGATATTTTTCGCCACCCCCTCAAGCACGCCGGACAGCGTTGCTGTCGCGCCTGACGTTTTATTTGTTTCGCCAACCCACTGCAGAAAGGCGTTCTCAACTTTGGTGACCGATCCTGAAACAGAGTCGGGCAACGATGAAAACTCACCACGCAGTTTTTCTAACTGGCTGGTCAGGGCTGGCACCACTTTATCGATAGTCAGCTGGCCCTGATCGGCCATCGCTTTCAGGTCTTTACGGGCAACGCCCATGCCCGCAGCCAGCGCACGGATAACGCGATCACCCGCTTCGTTGACGGCGTTAAATTCCTCACCGCGTAATACACCCTGCGCCAGCGCCTGGCTGAACTGAGTGATTACCGAGCTGCTTTCCTGAGCGCTGGCACCTGAGAGCTTCAGGCCGGTTGAAACGGCCTCTGTCACTCTCAGCACCTCCTGTGCGCTGTAGCCGAATTCACGCATTGATGCGGCGGAGCGGGCAAACAGGTCGGCATTGTCACCAAACGTTGTGCCGGTTCGCTGGCTGATGTCCATCAGCGATTTCTGTACGGTCGCAAACTCACTGGTGGACTGCGACGCCAGCTTTAGTCGCGCATTAACAGCATTCCAGCTGTCTGCCAGTCCGATGAGGTGACCGGTCGCAAATGCGCCCGCAAAAACACCCGTCATCTCCAGAGCGGTTTCACGGGTAGTCACCAGCTGCTCATTCAGCTCCTGAATGGCCCTCTGGCTTTCTCGGGCAGCGGCAGCAGCCCTCCGTCCGCCCTGCTCCATTGTGCGGTAATAATCGGACCCCATCCTTGAAGCGCGCGCGATTTCAGTCTGGAATGAAGTTGAATTGGCAGATATTTTGATAATAAGTTCGCGCAGCGTAGCCATAAGTAATCCTGTTTAAAGTCCGCTAACCGGCCATCGCCGCGAAGAATTCTTCCAGCCCGTCGCCTCGATCTGCAACCTCTGTCTGCCCCCACTGGATCAGCATTTCGTCGAGCTTCACTTTCGCCCCCTGCGAATTGAATACCGCAGTGGCTATCTGAGCCGCCTGAATGTCCCCGCGCCGGTCACTCAGGGGATTCACCGCGTCGTATTCAATCCACATGCGAAGCTCACTGGCGGTCAGCGTGTTTTTCAGCTCATGCAGGGTGCGGTTCAGTCTTAACGCGAGGGTCATCAGAAAGAAGGTGCCAGGCTCTTTTACTTTTTTTCAGCTACAGCCTGTGAGGTGCTGAGATCGAGGGCCTGTTTAAGCAGGCGTGCATGTACCGGCCCATAAATGTTTTCCACCAGCGGTTTATCGTCTGCGGTGAATACCGGCATATCTGCCTCATCCAGCAGGACGTCAATAAACAGCACCACATCCGCGCTTTTATTACGCCTGGCGAGCTGCGCCGCCGTCAGCGCCTCTGCCCCGTCCTCCTGAGTTTCGGGGTTTTCCGGAGACATAATTTGCTGCCATTCAATCCACCCCTGCCCCGAAGGCTCACGCAGTTTTACCTTTGCATTTTCCCATTCAGGCACGGACACGATCTTGCTGCGAAATCCCGACATCGGAGCCAGCGCCAAATCGCGCAGTGAAGCAGTCGATACATTTTTTGCCATTTTTTTACTCTCATCCATCATCAGAGAAAGCGGCTTTCGCCGCTGTTATTAACCTGCAGCGGGTGCCGGTACAATCGGAACAGGCTTACCTTTTACGCGAAGAGTGAAAGAGGCGGTTACCACTCCTGCGGTACCCGCTCCCCAGCTGTTCTGACGAACCTCAGCCAGAAACGCATAGCCATTACCTGACGGGAAGATCACCTGAAAGGCGTGCTGCGCATCACTGTCGTAAGCGGTGCGCAATGTGTCCTGGCCCTCATCGACAGCCCAGTTTCCTGAAATGGTCATCTCACCTGGAGCCGCCAGGCCGTTTGTCATTTCCTGCTCGGTTGAACAGAGCGTGGTGGTTTCAATGTCCGACTTCTGGCCGCCGGTATAACTGATTTCCTTCGTCGAGCATTTGATACTTTGCCAGGTCGCACCGGAAGGATTTGCCTGTGTTGCCGGGTCAGCAGAAACGTTAATCTGCGTTCCCTGCGTTTTTTCATACTTTGAGGACATGGGTATCTCCAGATAGTAAAAAACCGCCCGCAGGCGGCTGATTCAGGGTTTAAGTCCAGAGCTGAACTTCAAGCGTTGCGCGGTAAAGCGACGTGTCAGGCTCATAGTCATTTATTTCATTGAGAGAAACGGGATCAAGCTGGCTTAGCGCAGCCTGCACCTGTGCGCGGATGGACCGCGCTTCATCGGTGGATTTAGCCCATACGTCAACTTGCAGCGTGGTAGCCTTCTCCGCACTTCCGCACAATACATCCGCCGTATTTGCCGAAGGGAGCAGGAAAACTACCCAGGGTGCGGCAGTTCCTGTCGGTGCCACATAAGGAAAAACATTCCCGCCCGCCAGCCCGGCGATCAGCGAGTAGATATCGGCCTCGGTCATTTTCCCAGCACTCCGTCAATGGCCCGGTTCAGCTCATCAAAAGCAGCTTTGGCCGCCTCTTCCTGCTTTCTGTCATACGCAGGACGCACAAAAGGATGCGCAGCCATTTTTGACGTTCCCTCCTCAACATAGCGCCAGTAAAAGGCGTTGTTAGGCGATGATGCTTTCGTTTTGTTGTCGCTGTTGCCCGTATCAGGATTTGTTCCGCGAATATGCACGCCCGCCACCGCATCACCGGGTGCCCCTTTACCAAACAGCACAACAATGTTTCTTTTGAGCTTGCCGGTCCTTTCAGGAGCCGCGTCCACGACCTCCTGCCTGATAAGGTCGGCACCGGCCCTGACCGAACGCCGGAGCACCTGGCGGGTCTCAGCTTTACTGAGTAGTTCCAGTTCCCTGGCTATTTCGTTAAGCCCAGAAAAATCAAGGTTTGAGCCGATCACTGTTTCACCCCCTCTTCACACAACAGTTCCAGACGGGTGCCGTTCTCAGCGGAAATAACAGATTTAATGTCGTAGACTTCCCCCTTACCTGTCGGCGGGTTATGGACTACGCGCCATCCGCTGGTGATTCTTTCGGACAGATTGTTACGTATCCAAATTCGTGAGGTCTTCCCGGCGACTTCTGCACCAGAATTTATCAGCTCACGCCCGGAAACGTCTGCTATTGATGCTCTCACGCTTTTTACATCGGTCCACCCTGTTGCAGGCTGTCCGGACGGCAACCGCCCTGCTGCGCGCTTCTGGAGCATCACCCGATAACGCATTGGTCCTGCTCTCATACGCCATAAATCCTGTAAGGCTGAAGGAAGGCTTCAACAGCAAAGTCCAGATTAGCCACGCTGACCCCTGTCACCACCGCCTCGCGATTTGCATACCAGTGTGCGATCAGCATCAGCATGGCGGTTTCAACATCCTCGCCATATAGCAGCGCGTCTGAGTCAGCCATATAAACCGGGTCGTCTGCATTTTCATAAAGCGTGCGGCGCGTATAGTTTTCCACATAACGCACCGCCGCTTTAATACGAGCCGCTAACCAGGCGTCATCCTCCGTGAAATCCTGCTCGATGTTGCAGTGATGCTTAACCTGATCGACGGTCAGCATAAAAACCTCTTATTTGGTTTTGCCTTTCGACCTGGAATCAGCGGTGTCGCCGGTCACTTTTTTACTGTCCGGCGCTTCCGCATACCCTCGCTGGATCAGTTCACGTCCATGCTGTTCGGGAGTTTCAAACTCGCTGCCCTCGGTCAGCACATTACCTTGGTAATAAATAGGCTTAATGGATCGCAGTTTCATGAATCTTTCCTGTAAAAAAACGGCCCGCAGGCCGTTGTTATAAATTGAAATTATTGGCCGCCAGCAGCGGGCGCAGTGAATGAGCCATAGACAAACGCTTCAGGGCGTTTAACCGCCAGCGCCAGACGCTCTTCGCAACGAATAGAAATCATGTTTTTCTCAAAGTCGTCAGCGTTCTCGGTGGAGATCACCACGTTGGCGTCCTCGCGGTCAAACAGCTGCGCGGCGGCGTTGAATGCCCCGGTCAGGAACTTGCCCTGGAACGCGGCAGCTTCAGTTGCTACCACCGGCAGCCCCCACAGCGTCGGACCTGCAAGTGCGGAAGGATTAGCCAGAATGTAACGACCCAGGCTGTCTTTGGTCAGTTCAATTTTCGCCCAGTCGATAAAGTGCAGTACGTGGCCGGATGCCGGGAAACGAGCCAGCTGAGCCTGTAGCATAGCCAGACGCAGATCGTCAATTCCACTCTGTTGTTCAACAGAGAATGCAGCCGCGAATGCTGATGCCTGTGGAACAATGCCGTGAAGATGAACGCCGGTACCGTCACCAAACAGAATTTCCTGCTCTTCGACATATTTCAGCCCAAAACGCATTTCGGCATCAATAGTCGACTGCAGCTGCGAAAAGTCATCCAGAATCTGTTTTGAAGCTTTAAACATGTGGGCGACGGTCGACACACCGGTGATTTTTGGCGTGAACTCGATTTCACTGTATGGCTTGGTAGTCCCTTCAGGAACCACAGCCGCGTTATTAGTAAAGCCCGTCTGCTGCACCCAGAAAATAGCCGGGGATTTGGTGCGTCCCGGCGCGATCAGGTCACGAATAAATAGCCGCTGTTTCGGTGCAGTATCAATGCCCGGCAGTCGCTGTGGTTCAACCACGCCGTCAGGAACGCCACCAGACAGAAGGGCAGCGTTGACCGGTACACTGATGCGCTTGCCACCGTCAACGCTGGCGGCAAAGGCTTTCAGCGCTTCGTTGCTGATAACCACCTGACCCAGCGTTTCAACAGTTTTAGCAGCATTGTTGAGCGGCATCTGGGCAACGTGCAGTTCAAGGTCGCCAAGTGCGGCCTTGAGTGTTTTTTCCGCTTCGCGCAGGGCGTTGAATTCGGATGCCATTTTATCAACAGCAGCTTTCGTTTCCTCGGAAAGTGAGCCTGACTTTTTCGCTTCTTTCAGGGCTTCTTCTGCTTTCGCGCTGAATTTGCTGTTAGCCTCTTCAATGCTGGTGGTGACTTTCTTCAGGATTTCGTTTACTTCAGACATGGGTATTCCTTATTTGCCGAACGCGGCCAGCGCGTTTTCAAGAGTTTGTAAGTTTTCTGGATTTATTTCTTCGGTAGCGCCCGGCTTACCTTCAGGGGCGGCAGCAGCGCCTGGCTTACTGCCTGATAAAGCTTTCAATAATTTCCGCCGTTCTGAGCGCGGCGTATCAGTTTTCGCCAGCAGCGCATCGAGCTTGCGCAATGCTGCTGCAGGGCTGTCGTCATCGTCAGAGATTTCATCAGCGGACAAGAGGCGGTCAGCGAAGCCTTTATTAACCGCATCGCTGCCGCCGATATAGGTCTCGCCATCCATCATGCTGCCGATATCCTCAATACTCAGGCCACTGCGTGCGGCGTAGATATCAGCCATTGCTTTATCAAAAGGCTCCATATCCGCAGCGATTTGCCCGAGGTCGTGACGGTTGCCCATCGCGTATACCCAGCAGTTATGAATCATCAGGAACGCGCCGCGCCCGATCTGAACCTCATCACCGGCCATTGCGATAATTGACGCGGCTGATGCGGCGAGGCCCATCACTTTGACGGTCACCTTGCCTTCGTACTCACGAAGCAGGTTGTAAATCGCCAGACCTTCGAACATATCGCCGCCAGGTGAGTTGATGTTTACCGTCACGTCAGCACCGCCGATTGAACGCAGCGCCCCGGCAATCCGGCTGGCGGTCACGCCGTCGCCCCAATAGTCCGCGCCAATTACATCAAATACTGAGATGCTGTTTTCATCGGGCTTCGCGGCTTTAATGCCCCCGTTCCAGCGCTCCATTGCTGCCGATGGCAGGTCCCGTTTTGAGAGCGCAGAAGGCCGCCCTGCCGGAGCTGCCGGAAGGCTTTTCAGTGTCATGGGAATAGCTCCTAAGCCGCTTTTTTTAGCGGTGAGTTTTCGAAGGAAAGATCGGGGAAAAGCTGGTTGTGTAAATCCATCAGGGCTTTTGCTCTGGTTGCCCTGTTATTTTCTTTCAGGTCTTCCAGCGCTGTTAGATTCAACTGTACTGTATAAATTTCACCACCCGGAATCGGCGGCAAGTTCTCCAGCCTGCGGACATCATTGCGGCTCATCCAGCCGTTCTGCAGCGCGGTGGTGTAATATGCTGCACGGCCAGCGCTGTCGGCACGAAGCAGACCTTCAACAGAGAATTCAGCAAAGTAATCCTCATCGTTACCCAGCAGACAGCGGGCAATCTCCTGCTCAATATTCACCAGCAGCGGGCGCAGAGTATTGGTAAGGAACAGCAGGTTCACTCCCTCAAGGCTGGATGCCCAGCTACTCTGCTTGGTCATATGTCCCACCATGAATGGCGGAACTCTGAACCATCGACAAATTTCCTCAATGCTGAAAGAGCGACTTTCCAGCATCTGTGCGTCTTCAGGATTCATCGTTACGCCCTGGTATGTCATATCCCCTTCAAGAACCATGACCTTACCGGCATTCTTTGAACCAACAAAGGTCGATAAATTATTCTTCAGACGCGCCCGCTGCTCAGGGTTAATATCGCTCTTGGTACTGATAAAGCCTGAATTCTGAATGCCGTTCTCAAATATTTTGGCGGCTGACTCTTCAACCGACATCGCCGATCCGATAACGTCCCGGCCAGTCATCATGGGCATCATGCCGCAGACGCCATCAAGCCCGAATCCGCGAATGTGCATCATGTTTTTCAACGGTATAACGCGCTTACCATTTTTGTCGGTATAGGTGTACTGGAGTTGCCCGTTATCAAGCCGCTTCACAACCATGTTCTGCGGCAATAGTGGTGTTAGTCCAACAAGCTTCTGCCCTATCATCAGTTTTTCGATGAAGGCATTCCCCCGTAAGCAAATGCTGGCCACCAGCATCAGCATGAATCTGGATGGTGTCATTTCTCCGTTAGGCTGCTTACAGAGTACTTGATAAGCTGGATGTTCTGTTGCCAGCCCCCGGGAACCATCCTTTTCCCTTTTATAAACCTTCATCGGCAGTGTAGATACCGACTCGCTTAACAATCGGACGCAGGCCCATACTGCAGAAAGTTTGATTGCCTTATCAACGGTCACCGTCTTTCCGCTGCTACTGGTTCCAATCCACTCCTGCCAGAAGTCTCCATTCGTAAGGCTGATTGGGACGCCCAGCCAGTCTAAAATGGCGCTTTTAACGCGCCCCGGTTTCTTTTTTGATTTCATCAGATACCTGCAATTATCGGATCTTCGAAGAAGTCGGTTAAGTCCTGCTTATCATCACCGCCATTTACCAGCAGGCGGCTTTTCGCGGTAAACAGCGCCACCGGACCATCGATTTTGTTTTCTGGCGTGGATTTGTTCGGGAAAATATTGTCATTTTTGTCTGGCTTCACGGTTACATTTGACATCATCCAGTTCATAACCGGATTACCATCATGGTGAATCTTTGCGCCATACACTTCAGCCTGTACTGACTTCATAGACTCCGAGAGGTTTTTCACCGTCTGGGCAACCTCAACCAGCGGAAGCCCTTCCTCTGCCAGCGCCAGGCTGAACTGGGTTGCGCTCCATGGGTCAAAGGCTATTTCTTTCAGACTTTCACCTTTTACCCAGGCTTCCACCTCTGCCTTGATGTAGCCGTGATCAATAACATCACCATCTGTCAGCTCAAGACAGCCCGCATCTGCCCACTTCCGGTAAAGCTCAGAAATATGTTTGGGTGCCGTCTCCAGGCGACCTTCGGGTATCCAGAATTTAGACTTCGTGTGCGTATGGCCGTTGGGGGCCAGCCACGTTTTCACAGCTGCACAAATGTCTATTTTGTTGGCAAGGTCGATACCGACCCATAACGGCCATTTGACCAATTCATCATCTGATGCGATGTCATTGCACTTGTCCCACCGGTCCATATCCATCCAGGCACTTTCGGCTGTGACCCAGATATTGAGATGCTTGGTGAAAAAGTTCGGGCGAGCAGCCACTTGCTCTTTGGCCTTTTTCGCCAGGCGGCGCATATCGTCCCATCGCTTACAGATGCCGAGTCCGGGATTCGCTTTCGGCCAGTTTGCCTCATCGAAAGGATCGTCGCCTTCATCCAGCGTGTAGATAAGGGCAAAATAGGTATCGTCCTCCACCACGCCGCGCAGCACCTTGATGGCGTAGTCGCGCTGCTCGAAGCAAATACCCTCTTTATTAGTTCCGGCGGTGGTGATGGCGAACAACAACGACTGAAGACGCGCACCTGTGGCCGTCTCCAGAACGTCCCACACGTCACGGGTACGATGTGCGTGTAGCTCATCGACAATTCCGCAGTGAATGTTCAGCCCGTCAAGATTATTCGCGTCGCTGGACAGCGGCTCAAACTTGGATGCGCTGCGCTCCTGATGAATGTTCAGCTTGACGTGACCAAATAAGCGCCCCAGCGTACGGGGGGCTTTCTTGATCATATTTTTGGCGTCGTCGAAAACAATACGCGCCTGATCTCGGGTGGTTGCCGCTGAATAAACCTCTGCGCCACCTTCCCCATCGGCACCGGTCATATACAGACCGATACCGGAAGAAAGCGTCGACTTGGCATTTTTACGCGCTACTTCGTCATAAGCAGTGCGGAACCGGCGCACCATTACCGTGTCGCCATCCTCGTCAAGAACCTGCTTACCGGTCATCTCATCGATTAGTGGAACGACAAAGCCGAAAATGTTTATCAATATGAACACGTGCCACGCCATCAGCGTGATGGGCTTGCCTGCCAGGGCACCTTTTACGTGAGGCACAAAGTTATAAAAATCGAGGATGTGCTGGGCGCTGTCCTCATTGAAGTAGACGCCGCGCTCCGGCCCGTGCTCTAAATCATTAAGGAATCGCTGGCACGCCAGGCGTACCAGTTCGCCAGCAACAATCTCGCCAGACAGCACGCGCTCTGCGTACTGAATACCTTCGGAAACCGTTGCCATTCATCATTTGCGCTTTTTCAAAAATTCTTCAAGTGGATCAGCCTCTCCTTGCCCTTCGCCGCTGACTTTGCTGCGGGCGGCTGGAGTCATACCGAATTCGGACATCATTGCCCTCAAACGTTTCCAGGCATCGGACATCATCGCAACCTGCGGATGTGCTTTTACTAAAGTCTCCCCTGCCATGTTTGTTACGTTGTAAGTCTCGCCAACCTGATCGATCACGTCTCGATGTTTACGCCATTCAACGTAAGCGCCGATAAGAAGTTCGAGCGCCATACCATCTAGCCTGGTAATCACGTTGGAGCAGTTCAGCTCCTCGCCAATGCGCTTGAACCAATACTTTTCTTGTTT